TTTTGCAAGCTGTTCATTGGTTTGCTTGAGTGACTTGATGAACCCTGGCTTCTTTTCATCATCAACCAACGATGCTTTTACCTCTGGCTCTTCACGATTGGCATCTGCAACCTTTGCCGCTTCCTTTTGTTCAGCAATACGGCTCTGATGCTCTTCAGCGTCAGCAGTAGTCTTTACACCAAACTTGCGGAAAAGATCCTCTGGAGTACCTTTTGGAGCTTCTTTAATTTCTGCTTTGAAAAATGAGTCAGCTTGCTTTACAGCGGCTTCCCTAGCGGCTTTATCCGCATCACGGGCGGCTTGGGAGTCAATCGTTTGTTGAGTCTGGATTGGTTCAGCTACGGCGGTTTCGGACATAGTATTTATTGGTTGTTGTGGTTACTTGCGAAGTGAAATTTCTTCATCAGACAAAGAATCATCCAAATCAGGATCATAATCTGGCTCATGTTTTGTAGGAATAATAGATTGCTTCAAGGCATTCTCAACATTGTTAAATGTGTTTTGCCCTGCATCTACTGCAAAATCTTGAAGTAAACGGAATACGGCAACAACAGTTGCGTAATCTTTATTTACAAGCTCTTCATAAACAGCGGTCTTTAGTTCGCTGTATCGTTTGTCATTAATAATTGCGGCGGCAAGATTAACTACATTAGGGTTATCCATAGATTGTGTGGTTGCTTATCCGTTAGCTTGCCCAAGTTCTGGATTTTGTCCAGCAATTGCTTCCTGACCCTGTATGGCAGATTGTTGCGCCATCATTTCTTGTGGGTTAGGTTGCTGTGCTTGATTCATTTCTTGTTGTTGAGCCAACTCCTGTTGATGCTGATCCTGCATCATACTTGCATCATGGGCGGCTTTAGCTCTCTTAATTTGAATCTCGTTTTGGGCTTTAGCTCTCTTGGTAGCCAGATCCGTTGCAACTTTTTCCATTGAATTGGAGTTATGGAGTTGTGCTTTCTGTGCCATTGCCGCCAGCTTAATGTCTTCCTTCTTCTGGAGGGCATTGGTTTGAATAGCTTCCTTGGCAACCAGGGCTTGTAGCTTGATGGTGTGAGGATCTTGATTCTGATCACCTTGCTGTTGCTGACGGGCTTTCTCCATCTGTGCAAGCTGGCTACCAAGTTCATCAGTACCACGCTGAAGCTGTTGCATCATCATGCCGAATTCTTTTGCCATTGGCTTCTTGGTAGGATCTTTCTGAATAAATCCAAGGTGAGCAACCATATGTGGTCCTTTGAAACGCATGAGGCAAGCGTAGATGTCACGAACCAAATTAAATGCCTCGTCGGGAACTTGCTGTGCGGCTTGTCCACGGGTCGGAGCTTGAGGATTAATTCCACCCGATTGGAGGGCTTGTTGTGCCTCTTGCATAGAAGCCATTGCATCTTGGATATGACCCTTGAAATGCTCGACATGGTTCTGATCGGGGTAAACTCTGAAGTTGGCTGGATTGCCTTTAGGATCTGTCATGCCAATGTTTTCCATAGAGATGATTCCCTGTTCGTCAGGAATATCAACCTTGGTTGGCTTCAAGTAGCGATTGACATTTTGGCGACCATTCAAAGCGGCAATAGCATCAGCAATTGCATTAGCCTGTCCTTCATTCATAGGAGTCATTCCTGTGAGTGATACAGTTTGTTGAGCCGCCATCAGCTTGTAGGATGGGCTACCAGATCCAGCAAGCATATTACTTTCAAGGTTTTCAATGTTCTCCCATTTCCATGCTTCTTCTGGGACTCCATTTTCATCCATGAAATCAATGAACTTTTCTTTAAGTTTCCATCCATTTCCACCACGCTTGGTTCGGCTCATGCGCTTGTAGAGCATACGGAGCCAGCGAGTCTGGTTGTCATTGAACCTACGAATCTGTGTCCCTTGGAGCTTTGCAGATTCAGCCGCATCCATTTCGGCTTCTTTTTTGGTACGGGCTTTTCCTGTCTTGGAATAATTACCAATATTGTATGCACCGATTCCACGATACATATCTGCTTGGTACATCTGCATTCCAGAAAACAATTCTCCAAGTGGAACTCCTAAACTTACCTGGTGTGGTTCAACATCTTGGGGAAGAATCATCCAAGGTTGCCATTCCATTTGCTTCAGCTTCTTGGTTGCTTCAGCACTACCACCCTTGAGCATGAGTCGGGTACTCCAATCCATTGCATCAAATGCACGATTCATATGGATGTCATAAGCACGACATTGGATGAAAATTGCTTCAGCTAGACCTTGGATTTCATGCCAGATTCCACTTCCAGTTGAATCAGTCATTGGGGCAATTACATCTTCCCAACCATCTCCATCTTTTTCTACCCAATCTTTTCGGTAGTACAAGAATCCTGTCTGGTCACGATATTCTTCTTCCGTAAGATCCTTGCGTCCATTTTCTTTATAGCCAAGGACAAGTCCACCATAGTTTTGGAGTAGTAGCATCTTGGAAATGCTTCCGTTGAACTCCATGATGTAAAGCTCATACAACTCAATACGCAAAGTATAGAGTCGGGAAAGATTCATGTTGCCACTAGCCACATCACGCAACCATTCGGTATTGGTGTAAGTATTGCGGTAATTGGTTGTGAACATTCGCAGGGCATCCACGCAAGCCCAGAAATTCCATCCCATATCGGTAGCGTGTTGTTCTGCTTTTACAGGATCTTCTTCACCGCCAGTAATCTTCAGCCAAAACTCAAGAGGAGTATAGCTACGCTTGATGCAAAGTTCACCAAGGTTTGTAAGATCAGCGTAAGTCTTGTCGGGAATAAGCACATTGGAGTTGTGAAAACTCTTGGTAGGCCATCCATCACGATCCTCGGCAATCTCAAATCCTTTTCCGTAAAGCGTCATTTCTTCAACATCCAGTTCCACATTGTAGTTATAGGATGTCCAAGAACGGAGCATTCGATCAAATCCAATGCTGATAATGTTGCTCCAGATTTCTTTCTCGGTGGGATTTCCAACCTTGGTTGTAATGTTTGCGGCGGTATTTCGCTCCATTACCATGTCAACAAAGCTGGACTTCTGATTGTCCACAATAAACTTCATCTGACGGAATGGCACATTGCTCATTCCAGAAAGTTGACGGGCGGCTACTTGGCTATAGTCCGTAGGAGGGAAACCTTTGTAGCACTTGTAAATACGACCCCACTTGCGTTCACGACCAGCATTGTCGAGGCGAAGATTCCAGCAAATAGTAAAAGCATCGTTAGCCGTTTGGACTCGGCTTGTAGGAGCAACGCCATTGGAATTAATGGTGTTGAATCCCCATGAGGAGACTCCTTCCCGATTAACGATCTTTTTTGTTTTTGCCATTTTAGCGTTTCATTCTATTCAAATGCTCTCTGTTTGTAAAAGTTTTTATTCTATGGCAATTAGCACATCGAACAACACACTTTTTAACCTCGGCTAAAGCCAAGTCCCAATTGTTGAATTGAGATACGCATTTGGTTTTCTTACCATTAACATGATCGAACTCAAGTGCATAGGCATTTTCTTTATACCCACAATCTATGCAACCCAATTCCAACTTGTATTCATCAGCTTTTTTTCTAAATTCTTCTCGTTTTTCTTTGGAGTATTTCTGGTAATATTTTTCTCCGTTTTTTTCGTAGTTCCTGCGACCATTTGCACGACAGCGTTCTATATTTTTGTGGTAGTATTCTCTTGCTTCTTTATTTCTCTGCTCTCTGTTTGCTTTTCTCTTTTCATTCCTGTTTTTATTATACAGAGCAGTTTGTTCTGGTGTTCTCATCGTGAAAGATTATTCAACGCTTCTCGCCTTTTTTGGCAAGCGGGACAATTTTTAGCTCTAGTCTCAAGGTTGGTTTCTATACCAAATTTTTTGGCTATCTTATCCCCTAAATTTGCAAAGCGGTGAGCCACGACTGCAACCGCATCGCCAGCCTCTTGCCAGCAATACTGTCCTGCAATTCGTTTACAAATCTGCTGTTCGATAAGGTATTCTAAATTCTCTGGAACGGCAACATTCTTATTCGTCATGTCGCTTTTCACCTTTTGGACAAATTGTTTTCCAAAGGTTAGATCCATTCCATTTACACGATAGGTGTTACCCTTATCGTCGCTGTATTGATACCAGAGGCCACCAGGGATGGCATCGTTTGGGTTCTTCAATCTCATGTGAACCTAATGCTTGCCCATGTTTATAAAATAAGTCAATAGTATTTGATACATGAATTACAAAGACCTTTGTTTGGATTATCCGCAAGATACGGATTACGGAATCCCATTTTTTGCTAATCTTCCACAATTCATTCGTGAGCTTACTGCTTACCGATTGACCCGTGGAGAGTTTGGAAGGCGTGAACGAATAAAAATGGGTATCAAATTGGATGAATGTGGGCTTAAAAACCCTGCACAGCACATGGTCAATTGCTTCCAGTTGATCTATGGCAACGATGTATTGCTCCAATCACAAGGAATTGCCAACAACTATGCCCTAGACATCATTGATTTGTTCTGTAACGAGAACGATTGGGGAATTGCAGGGTGTGCGTCTAGCGGAAAAACCTTTTCTGTGGCGGCTTGCATCGTAATTGATTGGCTTTGCGCTCCAGATTGTACTTCAACCTATGTTGCAAGTACATCGCTAGACGCTTCAGAAGACCGATTGTGGGGTAAAGTTTGCACTCTTTATCGGATTGCAATGCGTAATCTACAGGCCAAATACGGCAAAGATACAAGCATTGGAAACCTTGTTGAGTACCGTAGGATGATTGTTTTTGAGTCCATCGACACCAAAGATGCTGAACGAGACTATACAAATGCCATAAAAGCCCTTGCTTTCCCCCGTGGAGGAGAAGGAAAGCGTTCTGTGGAAAATACTAGAGGTCGTAAGAATGCCAGAATGCGGTTGTTTTTGGATGAGTTGGCTGAAATGGATCTCTACGCATTGGATACCAGAGTAAACCTTGGAGCAAACCCCGATTTTATATTTGGAGGTATGGCAAACCCATCAAATACGGCAAACAATCCCCATACGGAGTTGTGTCAGCCCGATGATCCAATGGAATGGGATGCTGTCAATAGATACACAAAGAAATGGAAGACCAGAACGGGTGTTGCTTTGCATCTTTCGGGTGAAGATAGCCCAAATTTCCAACTTCCAGATGCCGAAATACCCCCATTTGATCGCTTTCTTACCATACAGGGAGAAGCGGCTACTCTTAAACGATGCTACGGCAACAAAAATGCCCTAGAATACTGGCGAAATGTTTATGGATGGTGGCCTGACTCTTCCGTAGAGCTTACAATTTTCTCAAAACAGTTCATTCAAGCCTGTGATATTGCATGGGAACCTACTTGGAGTGATAGAACAAGGGTAGTTTGCGGATTTGACCCTGCATTTACGGCTGGTGGAGATAGATGTGCCGCTACTTTTTGCCGATATGGGCCTAGTGATACTGGCAGAAGGGTTGGTTTTTACCTTGGAACCAAAGAATATAACACTTCAGTTGGTGAAGTTTTTGAAGAAAGCATTGCAATGCAATTAGTTAAAGATTGTTTGGAGTATGGAGTCCATCCAAGGGACTTTGGATTGGATATTTCTGGTGATGGTGGAAAGATGTTACGGGCTATCATCATTGAATGGGGTAAATTCCATCCAGAGGCTATGTTTATCAACCCGATTTCTTCTATGGGTATGCCTACAGAGCGCAGGATCAGTAGCCTTGATAAGCGTACTGCTAAAGAAGCATACGATAGACGAGTAACGGAGTCGTGGTTCCAAGTTCATACTGCCATGTCAACGAAAAGTTTAGTTGGCATTGATGTTGAAAAACACGGGGCATTGGTAAGCGAACTTTGCAGTAGGCTTTATTTCCATAAAGGCAGGAAGGTTGCTGTAGAGAAGAAGCTAGACATGAAGCAACGCATCAAGAAGTCTCCCGATTTGGCTGATTCCCTGACCTATGCCGTTGAGATGCTACGCAAGGCAGGACTAGAGTTTACTTTTGAAGAAGAGCAAGCGGAATCCCTGGACATTCTTGAGATTAAAGATTGGGAGGAAAGGTTGATATACAGCAAACACAACGCTGAAGAACAGGTCGAGAACGACGAATGGGGTTACGGCGGTAAAAGTTGTGATGAAGATGGTTTTTGATGTTGACGCATCTGGAATCTTTGATACTTTTTCCACATCTGAATGATTGCGCCATTCGGAGTAGATCAATTTCTTCAAAAGAAAAAGACCCGCTGTAGTGGCGCATCACTCGGCGGGTCTTTCCCGTTACAGGAGGTGAGGCTAGTCGTGTATTCGTACCACGAAAGCCAACAACAGCGGCTTTGGAGAATCAAAACTCCTTACCCGATGAGAA